GAGAACACCACGGCCAGCCAAGCCCACTCGATCACCGCCGGCACGCCGTTCACGCTCCGAATCGAGATCCTCGACAACGAAACGATCAACGCCTACCTCATCGCCGCGGGCGAGATCAAGGCGACCGTCACCCACAACAACGTCACCGGCTTGACATTCTCTGGCAACACCGCATGGGGCTATCTGTCCGACGTGGACGGCGCGGTGGTCCTCTCGGGCCGCGTCACAACGCTGTCCAAGACGACGGCCAACGTCAACGAAGCCCCGTGGTGGGTGGCGGGCGGCGACCTTGCGGCCTCGTTCGACCAGCGGAACGCGACCCTTGTGCAAAGCCGCGTGTTCCCCCCGGACGTGGACGTTTCGGGCGTGGCGTTCGAGAACTACGTCTATCTCGTCGGCGGCGGACGCGCCCGGCGCATGCAGGCCATCACCCGCGTCGTTGACAACTGGGCACCGACTTCGGGCACGCTCCCCGGGCAGACTGTCGCGGGCAAGACAACCGCCAACGGCGTGTTCAACTGGGGCAAGAGCGTGGGCCTGTTCCTCGACCGGGACGCGCCCAACCGCATCTACCTCTCCGCAATCGGCGACCCCCTCGACTTCAACACCGGGTCCACGATCTTCGGCGCCGCGATCGTGATTGCGCTCCCCGAGCCTGTGGCGTCCGTCTCGGCCCTCTCGGACCAAGTGCTGCTCATCGCCTGCACCCGGTCGGTCTACGTCCTCTTGGGCGATCCGCGATTGGGCGGGAGCGAACTGCGGCCGATTTCCTCCACGCTGGGGGCGACGGGTGCGGGCGCGCTGGCAACGCGGCTCACCCAGGGGCGCAACCTGATCCACACGGCTCAGGGCGTGATGCAGGTGGGCGTCGATGGGCTGGCCCAGTTGTCCTACCCGATCCTGCGCGAACCCTTGCGGGTCGAAGTGGCCGAATCGTCGGATTACCTCGTCCAGATTTGCCACGAACCACAGAACTCGCTGGTGTTCGTGTTCAAGTCGCACCGGACGGACCCGACCAAAGACAAAATGATCGTCTACCACGAGTTGGTGGGCGGCTACGACCCGGCGGCGGGCGGGTGGATGATCGACGAATATGACTCGGATGCGGTGCCGATGGCCTCCTGTACTTGGCAGGGGAAGGCCCTGATGGGCGGGCGCGACGGGGTGGTGCGGTGGTTCTCGGCTGATTACGACCTCGACGATGAGGAAACGGACATCGAGAACTACTGCCCGTTCGCCCTGATCGACGCGCCGGGCCTCGAAAACGACGTGATCCTCAACCGGCTCCAAGTCCTTTTGTCGAAGGATTCGGGCGATGTAACGGTGACGGTCTACGGCGGATCCAACCCTGAGAACGCCTTTGGCCCCGCGACACGCACCCAGAAGTACCGGCAGACGTTCACGACGACCACGCCGCCCGTGGTGCCCCGCGTGCGGGATTCGGCACTGGTGGCGGTGGTGTCCAGCGCGAGCGACGAGCAGTGGATGGTCCAGTCTGTTGAGGCTGGATTGCTCGCGGGCCTGCGGACCTCGCGGCATCCCCGCCCGGTCGCCGCGGCACTGGCGGCACCAACCAGCCCGGGAACGCCCCCCATCGGCGGCACGGACAATCCCGCGGGCGACGGGCCGGATCTGCCCGACAACCAGCCGGGCGGTCCTGACGGCACCAAGGTTCACTGATGAAACGCACCATCCAATCGGTGTTCTCGTTCACGTCCGATGGGCTCGCCAAGTTCGCCTCGCAGGTGTCGGCCCTGTTCGATCGCCCCCGCGCGTCGCTGCGGTTCTCGATCGGCGGGGAAGTCACCGACGCCAGGCGCGTGACGATGCAGGTGGTTGGGCGAAGCGGCCAGAACGCGGCCCCAAATCAGGACTATGCCGAGAACCCCACCAGCAACCGATTCCTGATCGTGTTCAGGGTCGGAACGGCCGAATGGGGTGCGCCGGCCGGGACGCAAACCCTGGCGGTCGCCACCGGAACGCTCATCAAGGCGCACACGGCGGACCAACTGCTGCTTGTAGAGACGGATGCGAACGGCGTGGCGGCGGTTGATGTGACGGTTTCGGGCGCGGGGACGCGGTACGTCACGGCGACGATCGGCGAAGAGTCGGCCTCGTCTGGTGCGATTGCGTGGGCATAGGATTGATCGTGCTGGTAGCAAATCTGGCAGGCCGCCACCCTTGGTGTGCTTCGGCGCATCTCGCGAAAGGGTCCATGACCGTGGGTTCGAGTCCCACCGCCAGCACGTTTACGCCGGTAGCACAATTGGTAGTGCATCTGATTCCAATCCAGAAGGTTGCAGGTTCGACTCCTCCCCGGCGTGCTTTGCCTACCATGATCTGACCACCGCTCGCGCGACGGAGTACGCGCCATGCCTTGGCCACTCATTGTCGGTGCGGCTGCTGCTCTCGGCGGCGGCCTCCTCTCAGCAAACTCCGCGTCCAAGGCCGCAAAGGCCCAGAATCAGGCCGCCCAAGACGCCGAGCAAATGTACAACCAGCAGACGTTGATGGGCATGGCCCGTCAGGCGATGGCCCTCTACGGCGGCGAAGGGGGCCAGCGGTATTTGCAGGGCGCGCTCCCCCGCGAGCAGTACGACTACCTCTTCGGACGCGCGGCCCAGTCCGGCACGCTCACCGAGTCAGAACGCACCCGCATGGCGGATCTTGAGCGTCGCATCGGCGAGATTGGCGGCGGTCGTGGTGGTGGCGGGTGGATGACGCGGCAGGGCGTGGAGGACAATCGAAGCACGAGCGCGCGCCGGAACGAGTTGGAGGTTCTTCAGAAGGAACTTCAAGCGCTTCAGACCAAGGCGGGCGGCGATCGCGGCGTGACGGCGGCTCTCGACGTGGGCGCGTATCAGGGGCAGGGCGGGTATCTGTCCAAGATGAACGACCTGGCCTCGACCTTCGAGGGGAAGGGCACGGCGGCCCTTCGTGGGTTCAACGCCGACACCCAGCGGCTTCTGCGTGGCTCGCGGCAGATCGAACAGGGTGCGGCTGGATTCGGCGATCAGGAACGCAAGCGGATCAACCGTGACGCGGATACGGCGCTGACCGGCGCGAACCGCGCGGCGCTCGCGCGGCTCGCGGCGTCAGGGCTCGCGGATTCGACGCTGACGGCGAATCAGTACGGCGAGAACTCCCGGCTGATGGAGAACATGCGGCAGGACCAGTTGGGCGCTCTCGGCGATCGACAGATCAACCTTCTCACCGGGCTTCGTCAGAACACGCTCGGGATGGACAACCAGCGCAGCACGCTCGGCTCGCAGATGCGGCTTGGGCTCAACGATCAGTCGCTCGCACTTCGACAGGCCCCGCTCCAGACCGAGATCGGCGTTCTCACGGGAAACGCCTTCAACCCGTACCTCAACCAGAACACGACGCAGTATTTCCCGGGCGCGTCCTCGGGTGCGGCGGCTGGTGCGACGTTCGGCAACGCCTTGGGTGCGGTCGGCGGCCAGTTGGCCAACTACGGCATGATGCAGTACGGGCAGCAGCAGGCGCAGCAGCAGGGTTGGCAGGGCATCCCGTACGCACGCTAGGAGCAGAGCATGGCGGCACAAGTCCAAAGCACGTTTCGGTTCACGATCATCGAGGATGGTGTGTCGTCCACCTACTCGCCCCAGTTCACAATCCCGGCGGTTCCGATCGCGGGCGGGCCGTTCCAGTCGCAGCGATTCACCATCCCAGCCATCAGCGACACGGACCCGTGGCCGGATCCCACGCTGATCTGGTCGTGGGAGAACAGCCCGACGCCCAAACTCATCGTCGCCCAACTCCGTTCCGGCGTCGGCTTCGTGCGCCTCGCGCTCATGCGAGACATCCCCACCAGCGACACGGACATCACGCCCAGCGGATCGGGCATCAAGTGGACCGAACACCCGCTCGCGGGACATAGCGAGTTCAAGTTGAACACGGTGGAGTGTGCGAGCATTGCGAGCGCGTCGTCCTTCCTTGGCCAAGACGGCGACGGGTTCCCCAACATACTCAGCGATTCGGCGGTCGATGCGCGCTTCTACAAGATTTACGCACGCAACACCAGTTACACGACGGACGCGACGCTGGAAGTCTGGGTGGTGGAGTAAGCAATGGCAGCAACGGCCTACTTCTATGCGTCGGACACCAACACTGGCGAGACTTCGACCGCAAACATGATCCGCATGTTCTGCCGTCCCCTCTCGAACGGTTCCGGCGGGCCTGACCCTAGCCCAGCAACCCAAGGGGCGGCACTCGCAACCGAGATCAACGCGGCCAGCGAAGAGACTATTTGGGTTTTCCCGAGCAGGCTCATGTCCGTGTTGGACAACGATGGCGCGGCGGGCTGCGTGTCCGTGGCCGATATGCTGGTGAACGGGCCGCAGACAGGGCTCCGCAAACAGCGGTTTCTGGCGATGATGACGGCGCTGCGTGACGGCCTCAACGACGGCATTGTGATCGACGGCCTGCACTTCGACGAAGAACCTGGGTACATGGGCGACACGTTCGGCTACTACACGCTGGGCGGCAGCAGCAGCGCACGCGGCACGGCGATGTTCAACGTTCTGCAAGACCCGGTACTGCGCCGCTTTTTCCCGTCGTATATGTGGGATTTGACCGAGGCGCAGTTGCAGGGGTTCGACACTTGGGATGGCACGGTCGGATCGCGGTACGCCGTGGACTGGGATCGTGTGATGATCGGCAAGATTTGGGACAGGGTGCGGGATTTCGTCTCGATCTTCGAGAGCGTGTTCGGCTACGTTCCTGCCACTGTCTGCAACTATGAGGACGAGAACCTGATTCGCGCTCGCAAGTATTCCTCTGGCCAGCCGGTCGGCGCGGCAGCAAGGTCGATTGCCAACGTTTCCTGCCCTCCCATGTGGCTGTCCGGCGACACCAATGCGGCATACACGACCACGGCCAAGCCGAACTGGTGGAACAGCCTGATTTGGAACCTGAACTGGGTCCGGTCCTTGCGGGGCCGGATCGTCCCCCAGATCAGCCAGCCGGGGCATGACGGGGACGCAAACCCCGTCGTCACTAACTACGACCTGTGGGATGAGTTGCTTGCCCACCTTGGGGCAATGGGGATCGGCGAGTTTATCGGGTTCACTTCCGGCGCTGGAAGCACCCCGAAGGGCCATATGCAAAGCGTTCTGGCGGGATTGGACGTTGCGACGGACGCACCGGCCCGGTATGACCTGATCCCCTACGACGCGGATTCGATCACGACGAACGGGGTCACGACCGAGTACGCGAGCAGCCTTGGTAATGGCCGAGTCTCCAGTTGAGGACCACACAATGACCCGGATCGACCCAAACGCCTTCGCGCAGAACTACCTTGCTGGTGCCCAGTTGGGCACGCAGCAGTTTCGCATCGTTGACGAGATGCAACAGCGTCAGTTGGCCCAGCAGCGCGAGCAGGAACAGTTGCAGCGGACGCGCATGATCCTCAAGAGCGTGCTTCAACAGTCGGCGGCTCCGGCGCTGACGGGCGTTCCCGAGCAGGGCATGGGGCCGATGCCTGACTCTGGCGGGTTCGCGGGCGCGATCGAGCAGAACAACAAGGACGTGGAGGAACTGTCGGCGATGATCGACGTTGCCGGTCCCGAGTCCTTGCGATACATCAGCGGACTTGTGGACGATCGGCGGAAGGTGTCGAAGGCACTGGCCGACGCTCGCCATGCGTGGGATCGCGGCATCGCGGGGCACATCGACCCAAAGCGACACCAGGACTTCGCGGCGTTCGCGCAGTTGTTTGCGGCGGAGCAAGACCCCGAGCGGAAGATGGCGCGGCTGGATCAGTTCTACCAGCAGCAGCAGGCACAGGCGAAGGCGGATCAGGCGATCCAAGAGTGGGACTACAAACAGGGAGTGATGCAGGCCGGGCGCGAGGTGTTGCAGCAGGGTTCGCAGGCGTTCCAAGCCTCACGCGACAAGGCGAAGGCGGCGTCCGAGGCCAAGGCGTTCGAGGACAAGGTGGCGCGTGTGTCGCAGAACTACCAGACCACCCGCGGGTGGTCGAAGGAGAAGGCCGACGCGCACGCCTATCTGGTGCTGTCGAACGCGGAGAACGAGCCCGCGTCGCTGGGCGGTGTTCGCAACCAGAACATCGAGAAAGACCCGGATCTGCGAGAGGCGAATCAGAAGGTGGCCGACATCGACGCCGCGATCAAGCGCATCGAGGACAGCGCGAACGACGACGTTCCCGTGCCGGCCGGCGTGATCGCCCGGCGCGTGGCCCCGCTTCGCCAGCAGCGCAAGACCATCATCGAGGCGGCGAACGCCAGGTATCGGACGCTCTACGGCGGCGGCGAGTCGCCCCAGCCTTCTGGATACGGTTTACCACAAACCACATCCACGACTTCGGCGCCCGCAGCGCCTACGCAGGCGGCTCCGGTTGCTGACGATGCGACGGTGGCGGAAGTCATCAAGGCTCTGACGGCCCGGCTTGGGCGTGAACCGACCGACGATGAGATTGATGCGGCGATGGAGGGCGTATGACGCAGATTGCTCGGCAGCCGGGATTGGTCTACGAACGCGAGGACGAGGCCCAGCCCGCCCCGGTGTCGAAGTACGCTCGGGCACGCGCGCTCGCGGCACAGACGGCTCCGGTGGCCCCGGCACCGTCCAAGTACGCGGCGGCGCGGGCGTTGGCGGCACAGACTGGCCCCTCCAGCCCTGGCGTTGCGGCGACGATCACCCAGCCAGGCGGGATGCCCAGCACGACGGCGAGCCAGTTGCAGCGGCCCGCGAGCCTCGAAAACCTTGGCAGCACCATCGGCGACGCGGCGCAGGCTGGCTCCGAGTTCATCCAGAGTGCCCCGTACGGCATGATGAAGGACTCGTACGACGCGGCGGCTGGACTCGCGGCGCGTGTGGCGAACGTCCCGATGGTCGGCAGGGCGATGGAGGCGGTCGGCCTGCGCCCGGACTTGGCGAACGACACCAGCGGCTACGAGCCTGACGTGCGGCCACCCGACACGATCCCGGGCCAACTCGGGCGCGGCGTCGGGTCCGTGGGCAGCGTGTTCGCGGCAACGGCGTTGACGGGTGGTGCGCCTGTTGTGCTTCCCCTTGTCGCCGGTGCCCAGAGCCTTGGCGCGACGTATCAGGCGGCGCGGCAGCGTGCGTTGGAGATGGGCGCGAACGACCAGCAGGCCCACCAGATCGCGGCGGCAGAGGCCGACACGATGGGCCTTGTCTCGACGGTGACGAGCCTTCCAGTGGGCAAGGCGTTGAGCGGCATCGCTCCGCAGGCGTTGTCTCGCGCGGTGGCAACGGCGAACCGAGGCGGGCAGTTGGGCCAGTTGGTGCGCACGGCGGTTGCCGAGGGCAGTCAGGAGGCGATGGAAGAAGCCTCACAGATGATCCTGCAGCGCGTGGCCGAGGACGATCCGGCAGCGTTCCAAGACTGGCAAAAGCGAATCGCAATCTCGGCGGGAGCCGGCGCGATCGGTGGCGGCGTCATCGCAGGTGTGCAGGCCGTCGGAAGCCAGCAGGGGCAACGCCAGGCCCCACAGGACTACCCGGCCCAGCGCGACGCCCTAGCGGCCCTTTCCCCGCAGAACGCGCAGCAGTTCGCACAGCCCATCCCACGCGGCGAGAAGGCAGGCCCAGAGGCTAGCGTTGAGGCGGTTGAACAAGGATGGCCGTCCTTTACGGCTGCGGATGTGGCAAATCGACACGCGGCTGATCTTCAACCCCCAACACCCGACCGCACAAATGTCCGTCCTCGTCCAGAATCAGCATCCCCGGACGAATCTCTTTCGTTGGCGGGTCTGCCACAATCAGACAGCGAAACGTCCCGTCAGGCTGCTTCTGTTGTTCAAGGCGAAGTGTCTCTTCCATCCGCCCTCTCCTCTCTCACGATTGCCGAGTTGAAGGCCCTTGATCTTGAACGCGGGGGGACGGGGAAGGGGACGAAGGTGGGGATTCTGCGGAGGCTGCAACAACCGTTGCAACCAACTCGCCCCACTGGTTCAGAATCAGCATCCCCGGAGCAATCTCAGCCCCCGGCGGGTCAGTCACAATCGTTGTCGCCCGTTCCATCCCAACCTCCCGCGAGCAGTGTAGCCAAGCAGCCGTGGGAGATGACGAGGGAGGAGTATGTTGGAGAATACAACGAACCGTACAGCGTCAGCCAGATACAGCAGGCAGAAAAAAGCGCAAAGGGACGGCGCGAGAGACACAATCGCCAGACCGGAGCGATGGTTCCTCCTTCAATACGCGGCGAAGTTGAGGGCAAACTAAACTCCGCAGACGCGAGTGTTGACGAGATGCGGCGTGCATATCGGGAATATGTGGATTCATACAAACAGCGAGCGTCAGAGCATTACGAGGCCGTAGATGCGGCGCGAAAGGCTGGCAAACCAGTCCCCCCCGAAGTCCTCGCCGACTACCCCGACCTCTCCGCAAAGGCCACCACCCCCCCGCAGCCAAGTAGGGAGTTTGCAGGAAAGCCGTTCACCGCCTATTCGAGCGGCTACAAGCGAGACATCCTGTTCACCCCGTCGTCCAAGGGCGACGGCGGTTGGCAGGTGACTCGTTTCGACAAGGATGGCCGCCCGTCCGGCGACACGCTTTACAAGTCGTGGGACGAGGCTGTTCGCATTGAGAGCCGATACGGGCTTGACATGACAACGGCGCGAAAGCCCGGGACCGATGCCAAGCCGCAAGAAGAAACGTCCACCGACGCGGACCCGGACGACATCATCGCGCAGATAACCGAGAAGGTTGGCCGAGGTTCTGGCGAGTACGCGCCCGAGATCGTCCGCGCATACCAGCAGGCCGGGTCGCTCCTGGTTTCCGGCGTGCGCCTGCAAGACGCGGAAACCGTCGGTCGGATGTATCATGGGCTGGACAAGGGAATTTTGACGCTGGCCGAATACACCGCGTTCGTTGACGACCTTCGCAAGAGCGGAAAGGTGTCACCCCCGCAGCCAAGCCGCACCGAAGCCGCACCAAAGCCGCAAGTAAGCCGCGAGGAAGCCGCAGCAAATCCGCCCGCGCCTGCAAAGGTGTCGATCAACGACGTATACAAAGACAAGAGCGACGGAACGCTTTACTTCGTTGACACGATCAAAGACGACGGCAGTTTCTTTCTGACATCCAAGAGTGGTGGCGGAGTTGTAATCAAAAAGAGCGATCTCCCCAGTTTTGAGAGTGAGTACGAGCGTGCGTATCCAAAGCCCAAAGACAACCCCGCATACCAGTTTGCGTTTCGCACGCCACCGTGGAACGTGACAAAAGAGGAGATGGCCGCCAATGAGGACCAAGGTGTTGCGCCAAACAACCCGACGCCCGACAATCGCCCTCTCCCGCCAATCGGAACGTACGCGGTCGATAAATATGGCGGATGGGTCATGCGGCTTGAGATGGTTGACCCGAACGAGTTGATTCTGACAGAGGACGCCAAGGATGGGCGGCGGCACCCGCTTTTTGGGAAGTATGTTCAATGGGCCAAAGAGGGGAAGCGTTCGCCGATCTATGTGTCCAGAAGCCAATCAGAGTCCCAGAAGGGGAAACTTGTTTCAAGCAACAGACGGCGAGTGTTGGCCGCTATCGACGCTGGATTGAACGAAATACCCGCTTGGGTTGACGTTGCTGGACCTGATGGGACCGCACTCAAGCATGAGCAATGGATCGAGTTGGCCGTCGAAGAAGGGTATGAGATTCCTGACGCTGTTCTTGCAGAATACCCACGGCTTGCAAAGAAGTATGCTGAGGACGACCATGATCCCTTGGTACCGCCGCCACCAAAAACTAACCAAGCCCCCAGCGTGGCCCCCGACGTAGTTGCCCCAAGCGAGGCCATGCGAGTTGCTGACAAGGTGGCCAAGGCGATGACCCAGCAGCAGGCCGCCTCCGGCTTCGCTGTCTCGCCGGAAGGATTTAGCGCGGCGTGGATGAATCTGGAGGATGCGGACAAGGTTGCTGCCGCGAGAGAGTTAGCAAACAGGGGTCTGATTCCGCAGACATACAAGAACAGACGCACGCCCGAATCCGCGTCGAAGATCACAGACGCGGTAGCCAAGACACTGAGAGAGATGCACAGTGTCGCCAAGGAGAATCGCACGGAAGCGTTTTCCGAGTCCGAGGCGTACAAGAAGGCGATGGGCGAATCTGCGCCTGTGGCCCCCGACGTGGGACGTGCGGAAGGTGCGCCTCGTGGGGCTGTGGAGGGGGTTGCAGGAGTAGGGGCATCGTCTGCACTGAAAAAACGCGGACTCAAGGGAGACGCACTGGCCAATGTGATGGACAGAATCGGCGAACTCCGAGACAATGGAGCGCAGGTAGGCGACGACGGGTATGTGACGCTGTATCACAGGACCACGCCAGAAAAAGCCGACGCCATTCGCAAGAGCGGAATGATGCGCGGGGAAGAGGACGGGCTGTTCTTTTCCACGTCAAGGACTGGCCAAGCGGATGGGTTTGGCGACGCGATCGTGGTGGTGCGAGAACCCGTCGAGCGGATTGAGTTGGACGACGTATTTGGAAACGAGGCTCACGTCAGAATCCCACTGAAGCGGGCGGGCCAGTCTGTAAAAGTCGGCGTGGTTGCAGAGCCAACGTCCTCTGCTGCGACCGGGACGAATGGTGCCCCCGCCGACCTCGCCGCGCTCCGAGCGAAGTACCCCGCCGTGTCATTCACGATGTCCAAGGGCACGATCATCCCCAGCACGCTCAAAGGCAAGGCGTTGGCGGAGTGGCGGAACACCGCGAGCGGCGTCCCGTTCAAGGATCAGATTGCCAAACTCGACGCGCTGCTCGCCCGCCAGTCCGGTTCCAAGACGCAGGCCGCCCCCAAGCCGACCGCGACCGAGAAGGCCATGCGGGACGGCACGAAGAAGGGGTACACCTTCCGCGACGTGCAGAAGCGAATCCGCGAGATTTGGCGGGACAAGGGATTCGACGCAGCGGAAGAAGCCGACGCGGTGGAAGCGACGGGCAATCCTGACTCATTCTCGTTCGGCGGCAAGGTGCCCGCCGACCTGCTGGAACGGCTGGACGAAGAGGCCGCACGCAGGTTGGTCCGTGGCAACGTCAAGGGCGGAATGGGCGAGGAGACGCTGGCACGCCTTGGCGCGGACGGAATGGCTCAGAAGGTGCGCGAGGCGTACCAGGGTGAGTTCAAGACCGCCGAAACGAAACTCCGCGACTTCATCGGCAAGCACGGCGACAAAGACCCCGAGGGCGCGCTGTGGCTGGCGATCTACGACAAGTGGCCCGACAAGGGCAGCGAAGTTCCCATGACCACGCTGGACCCCAAGAAGGTCAAGGCGGGGACCACGTTCACGATCAACGGGCACAAGATCGAGATTCGCCCGCACACCGATGGCGGGTTCTTGGTGTTGAAGGACGGCGAGGATTACCCCGTCACGCCCGTGGACGCGCTCGACAAGATCCCCGTGGACAAAGGCAGCGTGAAGCAGGACGGACCAACGACGGCGATCGACGCGGAGATTGGGAAGCCAGCGGGCAAGGATGGCGAGACGACAGAAGAGGCTGAGCAACCCGCCGAAACAACGGAAGCCCGTGCCGTGCGATACAAGGCCGAGAACGGCCCGAAGGTGGCCGCGCTCCAAAAGGCTCTCGCAAGCGGTAAGACGTTTGGGCTCTCGACATACTCGCACTTCTTTCCACTCACCAAGCCAGAACATATCAAACTGAGCAGCGGCGGCAGCGTGATGATGGCCCAGCGAAAGGGCTTTGTAACACTGTTCCCCGATCAGGTGAATCAGTTGCTTGTTCGCGCTGGCATCGACCCGGAAACGCTTGGTGCGCCCAAGACCTACACGAGCGAGAAACTGTCCGGCGAGCGCGTCCAGAACCTTGCGGGCGAGGACATTCCGCTGACGACAGGGCGGGCAAAGTCGCTGTTTGGCGCGCCTGTCCCCAAGGCTGAGGGCGACGGCAACGGCTGGAGAATCGACGACCGAATCATCATCGGCGAGATTCATTCCAAAGACAAGCCGTCGCAGGGGCGATGGAAGGTTGTTGGGATCGACGGTTCTGGTCCAGACGCACGAATCACAATGGAGAAAGTGGGCGGAACGCGCCGGCAGACACTCCCTGCCTACGGGCTGGAAGGTTGGGGCATCGTTCCGATGACCGCAGAAGAACGCCTAAATGCGGCGGACTCGTTGGCGTTCGACGCTATGAGCCCGGAAGAGAAAGCGGCCAAGTACCCCGGCATCCAACGCGGCGAATCGCTCGATTCGTACAACCGCCGCAGTGGAAAGAACGACACCCCCGAGATGTTCGGAGGTGCTGGCGGCGACTCTGATGGTCCTCTCGGCATCCCGTTCCGTGCCCCGCGCGAGAGCATTGTGGACCGAATGAACCGCATCGCGGACGAGGCCCGCACGCGCCGGAAGAATCGGCGGCTCCCGTCCTCGATGCCGGGCTTCCGTTCCGGCGGCTCCCCCCTCATTCCCGACGCCATCGACTTCGGCATCGAGATCGCCGCGCGTGCGGTCGCCAAGGGCATCACGGGCGGACAGGCGCTCACGAAGCACATCAGCGCCACACTCAAGACCCTGCCGGAAGAACTCAAGCCGTACGGCGGGCGGGTGCGGTACGTCGCCCGGCGCGTGGTGTTGGGTGCCACGAAGAATGGCGTGTTCCAGCCGTCACTGATGGCCGACAGCATCCAGACCGAGCGTCTGCGCCACGCCGAGAACGACGAGACGGTGAAGGCTCGCAAGAAACTCCACAAGATCGTGGGCGGGACCGAGAAGGCCAAGGCCGAACCAAAACTCCGCCAAGAGATCGACGAGAACCTTGGCGTGCGCAAGGCCCCGACCTACACCGTCGGCGGGCCGGTTGACCTCGAATCCCTGCTCCCCGAGCATCGGTACGCCATCGCCACGCTCTACACCAGCGTCAAGCGGGGCAAGGCAATCAGCGGAACCAACGAGGCCGCCGAGTTTATCAACGCCCAGAACGAGAAGGGGCTGGCCAACCTGTTCACGCCCGAGATGCTGGCGGAACTTCGCGGGCTCGAAGGGCGCGGGGCCAAGGGCGGCATGACGCCCGACCAGATGGAACTCATCGCCACGGCCATCCAGCACGTCGCACACCTGTCCAAGACGCAGCGATCGGCCACAGTGCTGGGGCAGATCCGCCAGTTGGACGAGGACGGGGCCACCGTCGTCGGGGAACTCACGGGCCGGGTCAACGTGCCCAAGCAGGGGCTGATCGACCGGGCGATGGGCCGAGCCGAGAAGGAGCCCAGTCCCGGCATCGTGCGGCGGTTCCTTGTGCGGGCGCAGGACTCGCTGGGCGACATGCTGCACGTTGCGTTCGGCGACGGCGTGATGAAGAAGTACGGGTACGAGGCCATCGCCAAGGCTGAGGGTGCGAAGCGGCTGGAGTACATCAAGGCCGACGCGAAACTCCGCGAGGTGCTGACGCGGCACAAGATCAAGGCCGAGGACGTGGGCAAGGCGGTGAAGAACTCGACGACGTTCAACCTGCCAAACGCGGGAGAAGTGAAGATCCCCGCGATGGAAGCCCTCGACATCGTTCTCATGGCTGGCGACCAACAGAACACGGCGAAACTGGTCAAGAACGGCGTGCTTCCCAAGCGGTTCAAGGGGCAGGTTGAGAAGAAAATCGACATCACGGAAGCCGACATCGAGGCCCTTGGCCAGCAGTTGCCCAAGTGGCTTATGGACTTCGGGCGAACCAGCGTCGAGATCATCAACGGCTACACCGATCAGGTGAACGAAACCAGCGTGAAGATCGACGGCGTGGAGATTGCCGAGAAGCGAACCGGGTCCGACTACTACTACCCGCGCAGCCCCGACGACGTGCTGCGCACCGCGGGCGTGCGTCAGGACGAGGCGATGGAACTCGCGTGGGCCGAGCGGCTGGGCTTCACGAAGAAGCGAACCGGGTCGAGCGTGCCGTACCAGATCAGGCCCGCGATCGAGCGGATCATGGACCACATCGACGGCGTGACGACGTACATCCACATGGCCGAGCCGACGCTGAACGTGCGGAAACTCATCGCGCGGCCCGAGGTGCTAGAGAACATCCAGAAGCGGCTGGGGTCTGGTTGGCGCGACACGCTCCTGCGGCACCTGAGCGAATCGCAGGGCATGGTCCCGCCGGCAAAGAGCAACATCCAGGGTGCCGGCCGGTGGCTCCTGCGGAACACGGCCCGCACGGCGCTATGGGGGCGGCTGTCGTCGGCCATGGCGCAGACGGCGGGCGTGCCCATGCTGATGAACCGCATGACCGGCAAGGAACGGGCGCACATGCTCAAGCACCTCGCCAAACTGGACTGGGTGAAGAACCCGACGGTGATGCGAGAGATGACCGATGGGAGCGGCTATTTCGCCGACCGATACCCCGAAGTGGGCGAGCAAACCCGGCTGGGAACGGGCATCGACCTCGAATCGTCGCTCCCCACAACCCCGATGGGCCGGTGGTATCAGGAGGCCCTGCGCGTGGGCTTCAAGCCGATGGAGTACGGCGACAAGGTGCTGTCGGCGCTCGCGTACATGGCGGCCAAGGACGCGGGGCATCCCGATCCAGTGTTCCGCGCGGAGATGCTGATTCGCCAGTCGCAGAACGCCACGAGCCCGATGGACCGATCCGGCATGATGCTGGAGGGTGAGAAGAACGCACTGGTTGGCGCTCTGGCCCTGTTCTCGTCTGCACCGAACCGCGTGCGCGGGCAGATCCGGGCGGACCTGTCCGACGTGCGGGCGAACCCCAAGAGCGGCAAGGCGTGGGCACGGCTGGCGGGGACGGTGATCGCGGCGGGCATCGCGGCGGCCATAGGCGAGTCGATCCGTGAACTGTGGCGCCGGCAGAAAGTCGGCTTCTCCCCCGAGGACAAGCCCAGGAGCGCCGTGGACCATCTGGTGAACTCGCTGGCAACACTGGGGGATTCGATCGTGCCCAAGGGTGGCCAACTCTTGCGGGCGACCATCAACGGCCTGCGGGGCAAGGTGTCCCAGACGTTCGATTCGCCGGGCATGGACCTCGCCGATTCGCTGGGCACGATGCTGGGCCACCTCGACGCGGACGAAGAGAAGGCCAAGAGGCTCGGCCCGAACATCGACAGGGCATTGCGGGCACTGTCCTCGTTTACGGGCGTTGTGGGCGAGCCCGTGTACGACCTTGGCGTGGGCATCTATCGCACGTTCAATCCGCCCGCGACGATCGCCGCGTACTCAGAGGCCATCCGAGCGGGGAACTACGAAGAGGCCCGTCGAATCGCGGCGGAACTTCGCAAGGCCAACCCGAAGATCGACCTCAAGGCAAGGCGGAAGAACTACGAGGAGCGTGTGGGTGTCCGAGAAAAGAAGTAGTGGATAACTTCGCAAACCCATAGACGGCACGGGGTTGCGAACATTTTTCCAGAATCTCGGCAAAATGGCTTGTGCGACGGCGGCAGATAGCCGATGATCTCCCTGCCGTTTGCTTCCCTTTCACACTTTGACCGCGAGCCCCTGGGGCTTTGGCTACGCGAACGGCAACTCCAAGGCTGAGGCCCTGGGGCTCGCGGTCACTTTTGGAGTTGCTGCCATGATCGACTGGACGAACGAGAGCGAGAAGGAACAGCGGGACAGTGCCCTTGAGGATCGGATGGCAAAGGCCGCGTTCTGCAAAGCCGCTGGTATTGACCAGAGCAACCTAACCAAGTGGCTCAACGGTTCGTGGTGGTTCGGCCCCGAATCGTTGGCCCGCATCGAAGCACAACTCTCGAAAGGAAAGCAATGAGTATCACGGTTGAACAGGCGAGGAAAGTACTTTCGGTCATCGACGCTGGCCTTTGCTTCGGCAAGGGCGTTCCAACACCCGGCCAGATGTGCGTCGAGGCTGCTGTGTGCTACGGACTTGGGCTGCCGTTTGGCGACGATCCTGAATGTGTTGAGCCAACCATTCGATCGTTCAAGATTTCACTGAACGATCGCGGGTGGTCATCGCCTGCGGCCCGCGCCAAGGGTCTGCGCCGCATCGGCATCGCCCAACTCGGATCAAATGGCACCGTTGACGGAAAGGAGTTTGTAACGCGACTGTCCGAGAAGGTTATCCGCGTCATCGTTCCGATCGCCACGGAAGCCGCAGCCGTCAAGAATCCGAAGCACGCAGAAGCGTTGCGAGCGGCTGGCGAGCGGTGCAAGGTCGAGGGTACCAAAGAGGCGGCGGATGCGGCGTATGCGGCGGCGGATGCGGCGTATGCGGCGGCGTATGCGGCGTATGCGGCGGCGTATGCGGCGAATGCGGCGACCTATGCGGCGGATGCGGCGGCGGATGCGGCGACCTATGCGGCGGATGCGGCGGATGCGGCGGATGCGGCGGATGCGGCGGATGCGGCGGATGCGGCGGCCTATGCGGCGACCTATGCGGCGAAGGCGACCTATGCGGCGAATGCGGCGTATGCGGCGAATGCGGCGTATGCGGCGAATGCGGCGACCTATGCGGCGAAGCGAGATGAAATATACACGCTTTGCGCCAACTTGGCCGTTGACGTTCTGCGCGACATGAACGCCCCCGGCATTGCGTTGATGGATGAGGTTTGCGGTTGACTCTCGAAAGGAGCGAAGCAATGACCTACGACCCGAAGCACGAGGCCCGCGCGTTGGATGCGTTGGCCAAGGACATGGGCCTGCACGACCACGCGAACGTCGACGCGGCCCTTGGCCTGCCCTTGGTGATGACCGGCCCAGACTCCACGCGACGGCTGGACGCGATCACGCAACTCACGACGGACCCTCACGACGGCACGACGCCGGGGCCTACGCCCAGCCGCACGGACGCGGCTTCTTTTTCCAACGTCCTCGACGCGAAGCACAAGGCAGCGATTGCATATGCCCGGCTGCTGCGGTCGCTGACCACGCAGGAACAGAAGGACGCGGCGTGCGACTACATGGCCGCTGAGTTGGAAGTTATGGAACTACTGGAAGGCGGTGCGAAATGAACCCCCAACTCATCGCAGACCTTGAAGCCGCACGCGCGTTGATCGACACGCCGGACAGGTGGTATCAAGGACAGTTACGGAAGTCAGGAGCAGACGGAAAGCCGTGTAAGTGGTGCGCTCTTGGTGCGTGCTACCAGATTGCCGAGCGCGACGAACTAACGAGGTATCGGGATATGGCGAAGGCTCTCAATGGTGTTATTGGAGAACCTGTACCCAACTGGAACGACGCCCCCGAGCGGACGCACGCGGAAGTGATGGTGTTGTTCGACAAGGCAATCGCAAACGAAAGGAGCAAGGCGTGAACCAACAGGAAGCCCTCGACGAGGTTCGCCGTTTCGTCGCGGCGTGTCAGGCCGCGATTCTCTTGGCGAAGGACCAGTACGAGCGGAAGCGTTACGAGCAACTTTACGACCTTGGCCTCGATGCGGTGTCTGCTGTGAACCAGCACGCACTGGAGAAGGTGAGTCAAATCTTGGAGGTGAAGCCGTGAGCAACGAAGCGAAGGGGCCGTACGAGTTGTCCGAAAACGATATTGGCCGCTATGTGATTGGGGACTTGCCGCAGCATCTCGCCGCATTTGAGTCGTACGCCGAGGCGTGCATTGCTGTTGGCATCGCTAACGCCGCCCACTCCCAAGCCCTCACCACGCAAGCCGCGCGGTTGAAGGAGTTGGAGGAAGATCGAGAGTGGTTGCGTTCCCAGTGGGAGCGACACCGCAAGGCCCTGAATGCAATCGCGTGGGGCGAATATGACAACGTCGCATTCTGCCGGCGGCTGGCACAGGACGAGTTGGCAATCGGCGTGAAGGTGGCTAATGACCGCGCGGCTGCGACGGTTGCCGCCCTCACCCCAAAGGAGCCACAATGACCATCTCAGAAACCACAGACCGCGTGCAGGAGATTGGGCGGGCCGTTGTCGAAGGCCGCTTAGCCACCCACGACCCATCGAAGTACGTCGTCATCGAGAAGGCGGCGTTTATGACGCCGACGACGGACCACACGACGGAGCGCGAGAACGTCGAACTGACGATCACGCTCCCCGTCACACTTGCATGGGACAGCGACCGAGGCGACGACGGGCGGCTCGTGTCGATCCGCGCGGCGACGGTGACACCCGAGGACTTGGCGAAGGCGGTTGCGGAAGCGTTGCAGGATTACGCGGACAGCACAGAGATTGAAGAAAGGGAATACCCATGAGTGACGTAAACATCCACAGGCCAGCATTTCCACAGATCAAGGGCGAGCGCAACCAAGTTGGGAGCGTGCTTAGCGAATCGTGGCACACATACGAGCCGGGTCTGTCTATGAGGGACTACTTCGCGGCGAAGGCGTTGCAGGGGTTGCTTTCCGACGAGAACACACACATTGGATACAAGAACCGCAAAACCGGGCGTGGTTGGCCAGATGACGAAAACGAGTTTCGCGAAGCAGTTGCCTTCGTTGCCTATTCAATGGCCGACGCCATGCTCCGCGCCCGGGAGGTGAAGCAGTGAACATCAAATCACTTTGTTCCGACTGGACATCCATGCACGAGATCCGCAAGGCCGTGCGAAAGCCGAAGGGCGATCCCCTGCTCCGCGCCGTCAAAGACTTGGTGAGGTCCGGCGAGTTGGAGGAACGCGGCGGCGCGGCTGGCTGCAAGGCCGGGGAGCCGTACGGCAAGGGGCAATACCAAGTCAGGAGGAAGCCGTGAAGGTTCTCGAAGTGCAACAAGGTTCGGAGGAATGGTTGGCCGCCCGCGCTGGGATCGTCACCGCGTCGGAGTTGGACAATCTCATCAGTCCGACGCTGGAAGTGCGAGAGGGTAAGACACCAAAGACCTACCTCCACACGAAACTTGCCGAGCGATGGCAGGGCTTCCCGCTCCAGTCATTCGGCGGCGGCGTGATGGAACAGGGTTCCGTGCTGGAGTCAGAGGCCCGCCCGTGGTTCGCGTTGGAGTACGGCGTGGATGTTGAGACGGTGGGGCTGATCCTGACAGACGACGGGCGGTTTGGCGCGTCACCCGATGGACTGGTGAAGGATCGGTACGGCGTCGAGATCAAGTGCCCGCAGCCACACACGCACGTCAAATGGCTGTTGGCTGGCGAGGTTCCTCCAGACCACCTGCTGCAATGCCACGGCGGGATGTACGCGACGGGACTACCCGAGTGGCGATTTGTGTCCTACTGCCGCCTGTTCCCGCCGCTGGTCCTGACGGTGAAGCGCGACGAAGCCGTGATGAAACTCATCGGCGAGCAACTGACGCTGTTCTACGCCGACATGGACTTTGCGTGGAAGAAACTGATCCACGCCAACGGTGGCGCAGGTCCGGCCCGTGATGTCGAAGTGATTGACGAGGATTACCCATTCTGAGGAGCGACAAATGACGACGGCATTGGTACAACGAGAGGCCGGGGCATTAGCACCCGTCCAGCAAGAGAACAAGATCACGGCAATGCTACAGGCCGTGGTTGACAGTGGCATCACGCCCGAGTCGGCGGCGGCGATGAAGGAACTGGCGGTGCTGTACCGCCAAGAGCAGGCGCACGAGGCGAAACTTGCGTTCAACCGCGCCCTCAACGCCATGCAGCGTGAACTACCCCGCGTCGATTCGACCCGTGGAGTGCCCGACCGCAACGGCAACATCAAGTTTGTGTATGCCTCCTACGAGGACATCTGGGACCAAGTTGGACAAGTCCTGTTCAAGCACGGGTTCTCGGTTGGCTTCGATATGCGGGTGGCTGACAACCGCGTGATTGTGACCTGCACGCTGACCCACGACGGCGGGCACGAACGCTCGAACGAGTGTGCGGTGCGGGTTGGCGGCGGGGCTCCCGGCCTGTCCGGCGGGCAGGAGGACGGTGCCGCAGAGACGACGGCCAAGCGACGGGCGTTCTGCGCCGCGATCAACGTGCCGCTCAACAAGGACAAGGACGCATTGGTGGACGGGGCGACGATCAATCCGGGGCTGGCGGCTGAGATCGAGGCCCGCGTGCGGGCGATCACGGGCGACAATCAGACCGCCTACGCACGATGGCTCTCGCTGGGTGGTGTCGGGTCGTTCGCGGATCTGCGAGAGGCCAAGGCCGAAGTGGTGCTTGCCCAGTTGGCCAAGGAAGAGGCCAAGGCCAGCGTGCCCGCGTGCCCGACCACGGGCGAGGCATGGATGGCGGGCGTCGAGGCCCGGTTCCAAGAGGCCGGAAAGTCCTCCAGCGACATGGGCAAGTGGCTCAAAGCCCAATGCGAGAAGCGGAACGCGACCTCGTACCTGACGCTCACCCAAGAGCAGCGTGCCGAGTTGTGGCTGTTGCTGCACAAGGCGAAGTAGTCCCACGCGGGGCGGAACTCCCAGGCTTGTCGCCTGCCGCCCCGATTCTCACTCTCTCCCCCTGCCGTCGAGCGATGGCGGTGGGGGTTTCTCGAAACACAAGGAGATTTGCGATGACACAGGTTGCGGAAGCGTCCAAGTTGGTCCGGGTGGTCGAACAGAACGGCATTGCGCCGACGAACGCACGGACACTGATCGAAACCTTCGAGCCATACTTTGGCAAGGCCGACGAGTTGTGTGCGGCAGCGGCGGGCGTTCGTGTGACAGACGCCACCCAGGTTTCAGAGATCAAGAAGTCTCGGGAGTTGCGGCTGGCGCTCAAGGCCGTGCGCGTCGAGGCGGAGAAGTCCCGCAAGGCGCTCAAGGAGGACAGCCTTCGCATGGGCAAGGCGATCGACGGCATCAACAACGTCCTCTTGCTCCAGATCGAGCCAGTCGAGAAGCACTTGGAGGATCAGGAGAAGTTTGCTGAGCGGGCTGAGGCTGCACGCAAGGACGCACTTCGGCAGGCCCGGGCGGAGGCGTTGGCACCCTACTACGTCGCTGACTTGTCGGCGTACTCGCTGGGCGACATGAGCGAGGCCGCGTTCGTTCAGTTACTCGAAGGCTCACGGCTGGCGTACGAGGCCCAGGTCAGGGCGAAGGAGAAGGCCGAGGCCGACCGAATCGCCGCCGAGGAGGCCCGCAAGGCGGAGGAGGCTCGCATCCGTGCCGAGAATGAGCGGCTGCGGCAGGAGAAGGAAGCCGCGGAAGCCGAAGCACGCAAGGAACGCGCTGCTGCCGAGAAGAAGGCCAAGGAAGCCGAAGAGAAAGCCCGCAAAGAGCGGGAGGCAATCGAGGCCGAAGCACGCAAGGAACGCGAGGCCCGCGAGCGAATCGAGGCAGAGAACCGCGCCCGCCAAGAGGCCGAAGCGAAGCGAGTTGCAGCCGAGGCAGCCGCCAAGAAGAAGGCCGCGGCAGCGCCGGACAAGGTGAAGTTGGGCGAGATGGCCAAGAGCGTTCGCGCGCTCCAGTGGCCCAAGTTGGCATCGCCCGAGGCTCAGGCCGTCGCCATCGAAGTCGATCGCCGTCTTGGCGCGCTCGCTGGTTGGATCGAAGAGCAGGCCGCACGTTTGTAGCCGCCGAGAGGCGACCAATACCCCCCTCCACACTGGTCAGGCTCGGTGCGGGCCAGCGTGGGGATTCGACAACGCAAGGAAGCGAAGCATGGAAGAGATGTTGTTCATCAAGGACTGGGCCAAGGTGTTCTGGCTCGCGGAAGCCGAGAAAGCCAAAGAGATTTGGTGGACCAGGTTCCCCGTCTCTCGCAACGGCAACTCGTACCGCCGACTCATGGCCACACGCGACGGGCAAACGGCGTTCTGCGTGTTCGTCGGGATCGTCAGGCTGTGCCAGCGAGAGCGCACGCATGGGCGGGTGCTGGTCAAGGGCAAGCCCATGACGGCCCTGGACGTGGCGGCGGAGACGGGCATCAGCGTGAAGCAGGTCGAGGCCGGTTTCAAGATCCTCAAGAGCGACGACATCGGCTGGTTGATCCCCGTCTCGAAGGTCACGCGGGACATGGTTCACCCGGACGAATGGCCGGTTTTCAACCGGGCGGCAACCGGTCAAGAACCGGGCGGCAACCGGGCAGTGATCGGTGTAAAACCGCTATCAGAGAAGAGAAGAGAAGAAGAAGAGAAGAACAACAGCAGCAACAGCATTCTTTCTTTGGGCGCAACTGGTGCCGACAAGGCCCCGATTGCTGCTGCTGCTGCTGAACTTTCAGTTGCGAAGGTTCAAGAGCGGGCGGTTGCGATCGCCACAAAGCCCGGATGGGTGCCCGAGGACAAGCCGTGGATCACCGAGGCCAAAGCCAAGGCGCTCGCGGCGTTGCCGTTCAAGGGCGATGTGTTCAAGCGGGTGCTGCGAGAGGCGAAGGCGAGCCGCAAGACTCTGGACAACCCGGCCGGGTACGTCATCAGGCGCCTCGAAGAAGCCGCGGCGGGAAGGGGGACAGCATGACGCACCGGCCAATCCCAGAGGAATCGTCACGGCACGAAACCGGGAAAAAGCGAAGCGGGATCAACGGCAAGAACCAGCGGCCAATCATGGAATCGCTCGGATTCAGGATGGCGTTCGGTGCAACGTCCCAGGAACTCCAACAGGCGCTTGGCCTGGGCCACGGACAGGTGAGCGGAGCCTTGTCAACGCTGCACAAGAATGGCCACGTCGTCATGCTGAAAGAAACCCGGAACAAGCAATACATCTATGTCCTGCCGGGTTGGGTGGGCGGACGAGAGATCGAACCGCGGCGGAACAACAGGGCGCACGACGCTCTGATGGAAGTGGCCGAGGCGATCCAGAACGGCGAATGGCAAGAGGCGGAGCGGATCATCGCGGCGTATGCGGAGAAGGTCGAGGAAGCGAAGGAAAGTGGAGGAACAGTATGAAAACACACGATCTTAGTACCGAATCTGGGACGCTCGCGTTTGTGGCGTCATTCTGCAACCACGAAATAACGCGGTTTGCGATCAACCGTCCGTGGCGTCATGGCGAGTATGTGTGCGCCACCGATGGGCGGGTTGTGATTCGCTGGAAATCGAAGTGCAGTGACGGCAGCATTTTGACCGCGCCAGTCGATCCGGGCGACAAGTTTCCGCCGATCGACGATCTTCCGTGGGAACGCGGCCAATATGGCCCCGTGTGTGTTGCCGTTCCCGTGATGCCGGAGCCGGAGTTGGAGGACTGTGAGAAGTGTGAAGGATCTGGCTTTGTGATGTGCGAGTACGAACACGAGCACCACTGCCCACGGTGTGACGGCGACGGAGAGGTTCTTGCGAACCCCTATTGGAAAACGGGCGGACTCCCACGACTGGGCGTTGTGTACGCACACAAGATCCTCGCCGCTGGCGGGAAGTTCTTTGGCAGACTCGACGCCGACCCGAAGAAGCCGATCCGGTTTGAGATTGGAGACGCGATCGACGGCCTGCTTATGCCATGCAGAGATCCGGCAATCGAGGAAGCGAAGGAGGCGGCGCAATGACAGGCGAAGAACTTGTGAAGTCCACGGGGACGGAGGACCACCGATGAACATTCCACGGAAGATGATTGAGGCTGGGGCGAGTATCGGCGACACCATCCTCATCGTGCGGGGTGAACCATGAACGTCGCCGTACTGTGCGAGTTCTCTGGCACCGTGCGCGAAGCGTTCATTCGGCGCGGACACAACGCCGTATCGTACGACCTGCTGCCAAGCGAGGCACCAGGGCCGCACATTCGGGGCGACGTACGCGAGCAGGATTTGACGTGGGCGGATTTGGTGATTGCGCACCCAACCTGTACCAGGCTTTGCAACTCGGGCGTCGTGTGGCTTCACCGCCGCAACCTGTGGGCGCAGATGCGAGAGGCGGCGGCGTTCTTCAAGTGGTGCCTAGACCTTCCAAATGCAATGGTCGCAGTCGAGAATCCGATCATGCACAAGTACGCCGTTGAGATTGTCGGGCGTCGTCAGGACCAAGTGATCCAGCCGTGGATGTTCGGGCACGGCGAGACAAAGGCAACGTGCCTGTGGCTTCGCGGGCTGCCGAAACTGACACCGACGAACATTGTCGATGGACGCGAGCAGCGATTACACAAACTCCCGCCGTCACCAACACGATGGGCCGAGCGCAGCAGGACATACCCAGGCATCGCCGAAGCGATGGCCGACCAGTGGGGCGGAATCGTGCGGGCGGGGAAGGGAGTGGAGAATGGGGCAGGCTGAGAATCAAGTCGTCGCGGCGTGCTTCAAGTACCTGCAACTGCATGGGTGCTTCGTGTGGCGCAACCAAAGCCGCACGTTCATGGTGCCCGGCAAGGGCGGGAAGATTCGCCCGATGTTCGTGGGCACGCCCGGAAGCCCCGACATTATCGGGATCATGCCCGGCGGCAGGTTCATCGGGGTCGAGTGCAAGAAGCCACTCGGCCCGCGTGGTGGCGAGAACGGGTCCAGCCAGTCGCCGGAACAGAAGGCGTGGCAGGACGAATGTGAGCGCGTGGGCGGGTTGTATATCCTCGCGCGTTCGATCGACGACGTGGAAGCGGGAATGAAAGGAACCATCAATGCCAAAGCGTAAAAGCGTGCGGAGGGGGAGGAAGGCGAGAGCGTTTACGACGCGAGTATGCATACCAAACTGCGGAAGCAGGGACGTGCTGTTCACGGTGAAAAACAACAGCGTCCCCGATTGGATCAAGTCGTTTCGATTCACCCGCGTCCGAGTTGTCGAAATCCTGCCGAAGAGGGCGAAGCGAAAGGGGAAGCGATGACGAGCATCACGAAACTACTCGAAGTGGCAAGGGAAACCGGATTCGTTCACTTTCCGCAGGGTGTCATGGTGTGGCGCACCACCGGCGGCAAATGGGTGGCCGACTTCATCACGAAGGACACACAGACACCATCGGCGATGATGGTGAAATACGAATCTGGCTCACCAGACTCCGCGATCATGGACTTGGAAGAGCGCGTGTTGACGGCAGCAAAGGCGAGACTGAACAGCATCGAGAAGGACGCAGAGAAGTTGCGGGCAGCGATGGGGGTGAAGCAATGAGACACCACACCACTTCGATCGTTGGGCCAGACATTGACGATCTGTCAACCAAAGGCAATCCGCCGCCGATTGACAATGACTACCCCAGCGACCTCCTCGCGGCGTGCCCGATGGCGCGGGAGTGGGGGGTTCGGCTAGTCACAGATAGGCCGGAGCCGGTTCCGTTCGTGTGGATGGCTGGCGAACTTTGGTGGTCGGCAGGAATACAACAATGGGTAAAAGACTACGGTGGAGGCGTTCGGCGCACACGGGCCGAAGCGTTGGCGGCTGCGCCCACCACACCCCCACCCGGCTACGTCGCACCCCCCGCACAGCCGATCGTGGGGGAGAGGCTCGGTCTGGTTGCCTTCTACGCCGATCCGGGCGTCAGACATGGTAAAAACTGGGAGGAACTTTCGCCAGAGGTTCGCCTGTCGTACACAAAGGTCGCCATCGCCGTCCGCCGCGAGGTGTTCAAAGAGGGGTTTGCGGAGGAGGATACGGAAGCGGCGGCGAAGGCACTTTGGAACGCAACTCTCCCCGGAATCGCATGGGACGAACTGCGCGAGGCAAGCCGAAAGCCGATCAGGGTGCAAGCCGACGCCGCCCTCTCCGCCGCGCTCGCGTCGAGGGTCAAGAGAGCGGAACGGGAGGACAGGCAATGACCATGGAAACGTGGGAAATGATCGGGCGGTTCTTCGCGTTAGCAATGGCCGCGTGGTTCGTGTTGTCGGCGTTCGGCCTCTACTTCTTTGTTGATCCATACGCGCCGCAAGGGACAAGCCAGAGGTTTCAGAACTTCCTCGTGGCGGGGCTGATCGTTCCGCTCATCTCGGCGGTCCTGTTTTCGATCGTGCGATTCGTGTTGATCCCGGCAGTTGTGTTCTGCATCACAGGAGAAGCCCCATGACCCCGAACCCCGCGACGATGACGGTGCAGGAATGCTGTGATTGGGTGGCCACCGAAGTCAAGTGGAGATGTACGGCCATAGACGACATCGGACAACGCACGTTCTGGATAAACGAAGCGTACAACGGGTGCAAGATAACCGGGCGAACTACATACATGACGCCGGATGGTTTTGATTGCCACCCATTCCAACCAACCCTCGACTTGGCCGCCGCAGCGATGCCGAGTGTCGGGCGAATCGAGATCGCCACAGGATTCGATGACGATGGCAAAGTGTGGTGCATTTCCAAGGCGTTCCTTCGCAACGGATGCCACGTCGCGTCGGGCGAAGCGGTTCAGATGGACTCGATGATCGAGGCCATGAAACTCGCCGCATGGCGGCTGGTCGTCGCCTGCATGTTGGCGGTGCAGGAGGGAAGCAAATGATAACGCTGCCGGAACATGATTCGCCAACGGAACGCCGGTACGAGTGGGCGTGGCATCTTCCGATATGGGCGATCTTCGGGTTGTTTGCATGGGTTGTGTGGCACACAAACTCGCACCCCACCGCCCACGTCGAAGTGCAGAGCGATACGAAGGAGGCACGATGAACACTGAACGAGCCGAGGCTGTTGCGAAGGATGCTATGTACACGATCGAACTAACTGACGATCAAGTGAACGCTTTGTATATGGCTGGGCACGACGGAGAATGTCTGGGAGATGCATACGAAAGCACGTTGAATACGGCTATCGAACTCGGCATTGTCCGACCAGCCGCAGCCGACGCCGCGAGCGGGGAGAGGGTTGTGTGGTACAACGGTCCAGCCAGCGGATACGCAATCGTGATAGACGACTGGATGAGAAAGACGTTCACGGAAGTTGGGCCTAGGCAAATCACAATCGAGGTTCGCGGCGAAGAACTCGTCGTGCGGAAAGTGAGGGGGACGTGAGCCATATGACAAAGAACGAGTTGATCGTCGAGAGTTGCCGCAACATGGCGTTTCAAGACCTGCGAGACACGTTGTCGGCTGCACTGGACAACCGCGACGCCACCATCGCCGCTCTCCGGGCGGAGGTTGAGAGGTTGAAGGCGGTAGAGACGATCCTTGACCCCAAGCGGGCAGCAGACATTGCCGCCGTCGTGAAGAACTGCCGTGAACTCGGGTGGTCCGATTCTTTGCTTGCCGCTGCATTGAATCGTGTCACAGACGCCAACGCCGAACTCACCCAACTCCGCGAGGACAGGAGGGTGTTGGGGGCAGAGGTTCGTTCGTGGAGGTACCAGTGTGTTCAAGAAAACACAGAGGGCGGAGATGTTGACGGGGCAACATGCATGGTAAACGCCGCGATGAAAGCCACCGACGCGAGCGGGGCACTGGGGAGGGCACAATGACACGCATAGACATGGCCAAGTGGAAGCCGACGCCACCGCCTCGGCATGTGCTGGCAGCCGCGAAAGAGAAAGCCAGGGCAGCCGCCGCACTTCTCGCCGAGTTGGAGGCCCGCGCCGCACTGGAGAACGCCCGCCCGCTCTCCGCCGTCGTGACGGACATCGACACCACGCCCGTCGAGGTGCCCCCAGAGGTGGACAACAACCTGCACTTTGAGGCGATCTACAAGGCCGTCCGCGACGACTTCGGCGTGGAGCGGGAAACGCTCGAAGGCAAGGGCCGTCACCCCAAAGTCATAGCCGCACGGCGGGCGCTCGTCTGGCTCACACGCAAACGCACGCTCCTGTCGTTCCCCGAGATTTGCAAGGCGATGGGACGCACCGGGCGGGGCCATTCCACGATGGTCGATCAGTTCCACGCGGCCGAGGCCATGATGGACCAGCCCATGTACCCGGGCACGGCAGAGACGTTTGCAGAATACTTCTTCCGGTTCTCGCAGAGAGCATGGGCGTTCAAGCCGCGAAGCCCGTCAGTAGCCAACCCGCCGGCCGAGCAGGGGAAGTAAGACACTCAGGCCCGGTAGCACCCGCTGCAACAAAGACGTTCTGTATTTGGGCAAACGCGCAGTTTCAAGAGGCGTGGGGGTAGAAATCGGCGACGATATTTCTTTCCCCTGCGCGCAATGAAACAGCCCAGGGCCAATGAGAAGCCCCAAGAACGTCGCCAAGGCCAATCGTAAGGCCAGAGGACGGGGTATCATTCCACGCAGACCAGCCGCTTCGCGTTGCGCGAGGTGGCTATGGCACGCATCCTGCAACCCAAATCAAACACCCCGGTCCTGATGGGCAATGCCTGCCAGCGCTCGCCGGACTTTCCCTTGTCCGCAAGTCGCCTGTTCTCGAACCAGACCGCCGCGCTCCCCGGGTACAACACCACGCTCGCGTACACGCTCACGGATCTGGAGAAGGCCGAGAGCGAGCGTCTTGCGACGGGAGTGGGCAACCAGCAGTATTTCGTGGTCGAAACCGGCATGTTTGGCATCGGCTGCTTCACGCCGATCATCGGCACGGCGGCCACACTCGCGTCGTCGGCGGACTCTGACCGCAAGTGGATCGTGGTGCGGGCGTTCGGCTTCAAGTTCCGTTTCAGTGACACCCCAGCCCAGCGCGTGCAGTGGACCAAGGCCGAGCCGCTTTGGGAGATCGCGTTCCGCACGAGCCAGTTGGCGATCCCCGATGGGCACATTGCGATCCCGGCGACTCGGCCGGCAGCGTTGGCGTACACCTGGGCGGCCGATCTGACCTTCAAGGTCAATACCAGCACCGAGAACGTGGTCGATCTGACGCGCGGCGACGGCGTTCGCAAGCGCGGCGAGGTCGCAGACGGTGCCCTTTCTGTCGAGTTTGACGTGGCCGACTACGACGCGATCGTGTTCGCAGGCACCTGCGACACGCCCAGCGGCGAGGACGGCGGCGATGCGTCGAGTTGGTCGGGGGTGTTCACGGGCCTCTAAGGAGTCAGGGATGCAGAACGTCGAGTTGTGGTCGAAGTTCGCGGTTGGTCAGCGGGTCGGTTTCAGGGGCTCGAACGTCATGTTCGGGCGTGTTCTCCGTGTCAAGGCCGACGTGGTGGGGGGCAAGGTCACGCCCACCTACCTCGTCCAGTGGCGGGACAGGAACGCCAAGGGCAAGACCGACATCGTGTGCGAGTGGGAGTTGGGGCGGCACCTCGAATCGCTCGGCGGCTACTTCAAGCGACTGGAGGCGGCGGCGTGAAGCGGCGCGAGATTCATCCAGAATGGGGCAAGTGGACCAACAAGTGCGGCACCTGTGGCTGCCACAAGCCTTGTCTGTTCGATCGGTGGTGCATCGTGTGTGCCAAAGGCAGAGAGCCAGCAAGGGCGCAAAGTGAGGCCCTTCCTGCATGGGGCTGTGCGCTCGGACCTGAGCCAGAAGAGGCAGACGGCGGCATGTACGCCAAGGCGCTGCGAGAGATGGAAGATCGAGAAATGGAGTTGATATGAAGAACCTGAGAATCGTGGGCCTGTTGGCCCTTGTCCTGTTCGTCCTCCCCCTGTGCGGCTGCGAAAGCACGCTCACGCCCCAGCAGATGGCCAACATCGAGGCCGCACACGCGGCGGCGGTGAGCCTTGTTGACGGGCAGCGTGCGGCGGTGCAGACGGCGCTCGCCAAGGCCGAGGAAGCCAAGCGCGAGGCTGCGGCCGCGGTCGGAACCTCGAAGGAGGCGGCTGCTGCGGCTGCTGCTGCGAAGATCCAGGCTGTTGCCGATGCCCAGGTCGCGGCGCTGAACACCAGCGAGGCGGTGTTGGCCGAGGCTGAGGGGCTGTTGGCGGCTGCAAAGGCCGGCACGATCGACGTGGGCGACGCGGCTGTGGGCGTTGGAACGGCGGTCGGCGGCCCTGTTGGCGCGGCTATTGGGCTGGGCGGCGTGGTTATGGGCTTCATCCAGCGTTCGCGCGGCAAGAAACTCGCGGGCGTCATCACCGACCTGTTCGCCACCCTCAAGTACGTCAACGACACGCCGGACGAGGCGAAGCGTACCGACGTGGTGAAGGCCATCGCGGACAACTTGGACGATCCCAACGCCAAGACCCTGCTCTCTGACGGCGTGCTGTACAACGGCAAGCCCCTCTGAATCACTCTCTTCCTCCCTGCCCGGGTAGCGGAAACCTCCCGGGCGGCTTATGAAGAAACTCGTTCCCCTCGTCGTCCTGCTGTGGTCCATCGTCGCCCAGGCCGCGACGCTTCCGCTCGTTGGCGGTTCGCCCACGATCGGCCCGGACGGCCGGTGGTTCCGCGCCGAGTTCTCGCTGGCGTCCCCGTCCTCGCGGACCAATCCGACGATCTCGACGGCCCGGCCGACGCTGACGACGGGCAGTCGGTCGCTCCAGCCCGAGCCCATCGGCGCGTGGTACGTTGACTCCGGCGGCGTGACGACGTGGACCTTGTGGTACAACATCCCCGAGGGTGCCCGGGCGGTCTACGGCGAGAACTTCACGGTTTCGTGGTCGGCAGCACTGGCCACCGACGGCAGCAGCAACACCACGCCCACGAGCGCGACGGGCGTTGCGGTCCTGAACAAGTCGCGGACGGACTCGAACGGTTGGTATGCGGTCCCGGCGGCGTCGGACGCCCGGCAAATCTACGTTTCGCCAACGGGCAGCGACGCCAACCCGGGCACGCAGGCCCAGCCCAAGGGCACCCCGGCCGGCGGCATGTCCCTGATGCGTTCAGGCTTCCCCGATCGGCTGTATCTTGAACGTGGCGGCACCTACCCCTCGTTCCTGACGGCGTGGCAACTCAACGGGCGTGGTCCGACCGAGCCCATCATCGTCGGTGCGTATGGCTCTGGCGCGAGGCCGATCATCAGCGCCAGCGGCGGCCAGGGATTCGGCAAGCAGCATTCGCAGAGCGGCGACCAGAATCGGCGGTACATCGCCTTGATCGGGCTGGACTTCCAGCAGTCGGGGTCGGTTGGCACGTCCAACGGGCTTTGGTGGCTGGGCGGCGGCACGGATATCTGGGTCGAGGACTGCCGTTTCTCCAACTTCGGCGAGGGTGTGACGGTTCAGGGGTTCAACGGGTTCTTCGTGAACGACCTTGTGATCCGCCGCAGCCAGATCGTCGATGCGAGCGTGTCGGGCGGCAAGTCGCAGGGCTTGTACCTGCACCAAGTCGTCAACGCCTACATCGCCGAGAACATCATCGACCGCAATGGGTACATCGGGACTGGATTCGGCACGTCGAGCATCTTCAACCACAACCTCTACACCTCGACCGAGAGCCGGGGCACGGTGTTCTACGAGAACATCAGCACGCGGGCGGGTTCTGACGGCGTGAAACTCCGCTCGGGCGGTCTGATCTTCGGCAACTTCTTCCTCCGCAACCCCATCAACATCAAGGTCGGTTGGGACGATGCGGACGATCCAGCCCCGTGGACCAGCGGGCAGGCGCTGATTGCGAAGAACGTCATCATCGGGGCGTCTGACATCCTGCCAGCGTCCTCCCGCGGCTGGGGCATCGTGGTTGCCAACGGCGTTGGCGGTGGCGTGGTGGACAACCTCGTGGCCAACGCGACGGGTACACAGGGGACGGCCCTGCACCTGGACGGCACCTATTTCACCATCGGCATCAACGGCTTCGACGTGCGGAACAACACGTTCTACGAGCCCGGAAACGACAACGGCGGCGCGGTCATGTTCGAGGGCAACGGGACGCAGTTGCGCGGCGTGGCTTTCACGGGCAACATTGTGGACGAGGACGGGACGAGCGAGCCCCTTGTGCGACACTTCTCCAGCCCCGTCGCGGGCCAGTTCAGGGAGTACGCGAACAACAAGTTCAACGGCTCGGGCGGATTCCTGCTCGGGTCGTCGGGCGTGTCCTTCTCGGCCTACAAGACGGCGGTGGGTGACTCGACAAGCACGCAAGAGGCCGTGGACTTCGCCGATTCGACGTGGGGCATCGACGATTACATGACGGCGATCGGCGGCACGGGCACCGAGGCGGCGTTCTACACGGCGATCCGGGGCCAGCGGAACGGGGCATGGGCCTCGAACCTGACGGCGAGAGCCATCGGCGACTCGTTCCGGCAGAAGTTCTCCGACGATGCTGGTTCGCCTGTTCCTCCGGCGCCCACGGGCCTGACGGGGGCGAGGACCACAACCACGGTGACGGTTTCCTTCCCGGCGGTGAGCGGCGCGACCGGGTACAAGATTCGCAGGCTGAGCGGTTCGGGTGGCTCGGTGTCGTCCTCCCAGACTGTGACGAACCCCACGGCGACCTTCACCAGTCTCACGGGCTCGACGACGTACTACTTCAACGCTTTGGCGACGAATGGCACGGGGGACTCGAGTGCGTCGGCGGAGTTGGCGGTGCGCACGGCTCCAGCGGTCATCACCGGCCTTGGCGCGACGGCTGGCGAGAGCCAAGTCACCTTCGCGTGGACTCAATCGGCAGATAGCAACTGGCGGCAGTATCGCGTCTACACCTCTGCGACTGAGGGCGGGACGTACACGCTGCACCAGACAATCACCAGTGCGCGGGCGACGGTTTCGGCGGTGGTTCCCGGCGACCCAGAAACAGCAATCTGGGCCAAGGTGACGCAAGTAGACAACACGGGTGCGGAGTCCGACCTGAGCGCGGCAGCATCAGAAACTCCAACGGCTCCCATTCTCAACGCGGTGCCGATCGCCAACGCTGGCGTCGATATCACGGTGACAGACACCGATCGCGGCGGCACCGAGGCTGTGCAGTTGGACGGGCGGGCATCGGTGGACCCGGATGGCACGATCGTGTCCTACTCGTGGTCCGAGGGGGGCACAGTAAAGGCGACGGGCTCGTTCCCGAAGGTCACGCTTGGGATTGGCGTTCACACTTTCACCCTGACCGTGACCGACGACGACGGCGCGACAGACACCGACACTGTGACCATGACGGTGGAAGAGGGTCCAATCCCGAACAACCCGCCCACATGCTCGATCTCGTCCTACGGATCGGTGCAGATTTCAAACGAGTTGGCGACCACGCTCAACATCCTTATTGACCCGGACGCGACCGACAGCGACGGGACGGTGGTTTCTCTCGTTCTCAAGAAGAATGGCGTGGTGGTGTACAACATCGAAAACGACCCCGACGAAGTGGCCACTGTTCTTGCGGGGTTCTCGCACACCGTCGGTCTTGGAACGTCGGTGTTTACGCTGGCGGTAACCGACGACGACGGCGCGACCTGCACCAGCACGGGCACGATCACGGTCCTCCCCTACGTCGGCCCGGATCCAAACGAGCCGCCTGTTGTCAGCGCCGGCGGCAATCGCACGGTGACGGCAGCACGCGGCGCTTTCACGGCGGCCGTCGTCATGGCGGGCACGGCTACCGATGCCGATGGCACGATCGCGCTGGTGCAGTGGAAGGAGGACACTCGAGTCCTCAAGACCACGCCCACGAACGGCAACAACGCCCAGGTGCTCGCGGCGTCGATCAACCTCCCGATCGGGCGTCACGTCCTGACGCTTCGTGCGGTGGACGACGACGACGCGGCAACGACGGACACGGTGACAATCACGGTCAATGCACACGCGCAGGATCGCAATAATCCAACGTGGATTCAGCGGTACTTGCGGTGGATTCGCTCGGTTCGCTAGGAGAAACAATGTCGGCTGTCATCAAGTACATCAAAATCGACGGGATCAAGGCGTGCGTTCTGTGGGTCATCAACCGCATGGGCGGCGACTTCGGCGTGACCTTCGAGACGATCCAAACCAAGGTCGGCAAGAGCCCCGTCATCTCGGCCATCGCCGAGTTGCTTGAGGGTGGCCACATCACGCACCCCGTCACCAAGAGCGGCGACCCCATCACCACCAAGTTCCAGACGACTGCGCACGGAGTGAGCCAGTTGCGGCGCAACTACAAGGTGGCGATCGAGTCCATCGACGCCCAGTTGAAGCGCGTCGGCGAGGTCGGGCACCCCAAGACCGAGGTGGAACGACTCGAACAGCAGCGCGCAATGGTGGAAGAGGCCCGCCAAGTGCTGACCCCGATCGAGGAAGCCCCCGAGGCGATGGAAGAACAGCCCCGCAAGTTGCACACGACGATCGAGGTTCCGGCGGAAGAGATGCCGCGCGGTCCCAAGCCTGCCGAGCCGCTTACTGAGGGCCTGATGTCAGGGAAGGGGCCGACGAAACGTGTTCCCAGTGCTTCCGCAGGTGCTTGAAACGATCCGAGTGGTTCGGCGTGATGCGGTGTTCTGAGATGGCGAGGGCGGTTTCGGGCCACACGGCGACCATGTACGCCCGTGTGCCCTGCTCGAACACGATGAAGCGTGCGGCGGCGGTGCCGTCCTTGCGTTCCCAGACGCCCAGATCGAACACACCGGCATGGTTCCCGGCCATGAACCTCTCGGCCAGCGATTGCACCAGCGGATAGCGGGATTGGGCCGCGATCGAGGGCATCGCGTGCCATGCGGAAATGTTGCGGAGCAGCGTTACGACGGTTGGAACGTCCACGGAGAAGGATATGGGCAAGCGCGAGAACGGAAGCGGATTGGTGGTCGGCGAAAGAGGGGCGCGAAAGCCCCCGACTCGCGGCACTGACCCGCTCACCAGCCTTTCGTTCGCCGAAATCTGTGATCGGGTCATCAAGGACAAGAACAACGAGAAAACCACGCTCTTGAAACTGGTGCTGCGGAACGTCCGCGACGGTTTGCAGGAGCGCGACGAGTTCGGCCTTATGACGCCCGGAGCGGTGGCGCTCACCCGCGACTGTCTGAACCGCAAGTTCGGCCGGCCCAAGGAAACGAAAGAAACCATCAAAAAGAGCCTGCACCTCATCGCAGAGATCCGCGTGGATCAGGCGAAGGCGGCGGCATTACTCACAGGAAGGAACGGAAATGGCAAGCCCCGGAGTCAAGTTGGAAGTCCTGCTCTTGAACCTGATCGCGGTGAATCAGACGACGAATCAGGCTTTGGCGATGATCGCCCAGCATCAGGCGTTCAAGGAACAGAACAAGACCCCGAAACTTGAGTTGGCTGGCGCCGATGTCGCCGGGCGGCTCGGGAAGAACGGGGCCGTCCCTTCACAGGCGGCGGAAATGGCGGCGGCCGAACAGCAGTTGGGCATGGCCGTGCAGCAGTCGCTCGGCGCCGTGCATGACCGCGTGACCGCCCTGATGAACACCCTCAACGGAGCGGCAGGTGCAAGCCCTGGCACAGACTGAAATCGTCCCCAAACTCGTCCACCCCAGCGACTACGGCGTGTGGCTGGACGTGGAGGGGGAGCGTGTGTTCTTCCCGATCGCCAAGGACCGGGACGGCAACTTCAACCAGCGGTGCGAGTTGCTGGAGTGGGTCGAAGAAGATCCACTTCGGCGGGAAACGATCATCCGGCTCTGCTCGCAGAAGTCGGTTGATTCGTTTCTCTATTGGCTCAACCTCTTTGGGTTCACCTATCTGGTGAAGTTGGTCCACGACGACGGGCACGAAATCTCCCTCGACGAAGGGACGCGCATGCCGTTCATCACCTGGCCCTGTCAGGACCGGGCGGCGGCGGACATCCTGCACGCGATTTGGTCGGGCGAGTCCATTGCGGTGAACAAGTCCCGCGACATGGGCGCGTCGTGGCTGGTGCTGGCCATCTTCCAATGGCTCTGGCAGTTCTTCCCCGGCACGATCTTCCTCGAAATCAGTTACGAGGAGGAGTTGGTTGACGACTTCACGATCAACAGCCTGTTCGGGAAGCATGATTTTCTGATCGCCAACCAACCCGAATGGATGGTTCCGCCCCACGAGCGGGTCAAACTGGCGTTCCGGCGGACGGATTGCGAGGGCGTCATCACCGGATCGGCGACGGCGGGCCGGAAGGGACGCGGCAAGCGCAACACGGCGACGCTGCTCGACGAGGGTTCGAGCATCAAGCAACTCCCGATCCTCTGGACCACGCTGCGAGCGACGGCGGGCAGCCGAATCGTGGTTTCGACGGTCGAGGGGGCCAACTTCTTCTGGAAGATCGTGCGATCGGGCAAGGTGAAGGTGGTCACGCTCCCGTGGTGGGAACACCCGCTCAAAGGCAAGGGCGCGTACGAGGCCAAAGACCCCGAGACGGGCGTGGTGCAGATCCGCTCCCCGTGGTACGACCTGCAAGACGCAACCTCGATCGACAAGCGCGAGACAGCCCAAGAGTTGGGGATGGACCCCTCAGCGGGGGGAAAGAGCGTTTTCAAGCCCCAGACGGTCCAGCGGCAGATCGCCAAGCACGCCCGCGAGCCTTTGTACGTCGGGTATCTGGCCGCCCACGACCAAGACCTTCTCGACGAGTGGATGCTGAAATGCTCGAGCGACCGCAGCGCCATGAAGTGGGGCATGGTCGATGCCGACATCGGCTCGGGCGTGGACTGGTTGCATCTCTGGTGCGAGTTGAAGCGGGACGCGACGAACCTGTGGAGGCCCGACCAGCGGAAAACCTACGTCATCGCCAGCGACATCGGGCGCGGCACGGGTTCCAGCAACTCCGCGGCGTCGGTCTGGTGCGTGGACGACCAGTTGAAAGTGGGCCGGATTGTCAGCAGCAGGCACACGCCCGACGAATGGGCGCGGCTGCTCATCATGGCGGGGTACTGGTTCGGCGGAACGCGGCGCTGTGCCCACCTGATATGGGAAGCCAACGGGCCGGGCGGGGAGGTCTGGAACGTCGTGCGTCGGATGCGCTATCCGTGGTACTACAAGCGGATCGTCGAGGACGACATCAACCGCAAGCGGTCCACCAAGCCGGGCTGGGTGTCGAATCAGGCGAGCAAGGCCAACCTGCTCATCGCGTATGCGTCGGCCCTGTCGCGGGACGAGTTCAAGAATCCCGACCGGGCGGCACTGGAAGAGGCTGAGTCGTATGTCTGGTATGACTCCGGCGGCGGCGAGCGCGTGGCGGGCGTGGGCGAGCGAGAGGACGACACGACGGGCGCGCAGGCGGCGCACGGCGATCTGGTCATTGCGGACGCTCTTGTGTGGTACGGGCAGCAGCAATGCCACCGACACGGCGACGAGGGGTTGATTCGACCGCCAGGATCACCGCCCGGGATGGTGCC